CATCAACTGGAAACCGACTTTATGGGCCTCGTGGCACTCGTCGATTATCACCAGATCGAAGGGCCTGCGAACACTCTCAAGGCGCCTGCCAAGGGATTGGAACGTCGCCACCTGCACAGGCGCCGTGGCGTCGGTTCTCGGGTGCGATGCCTGGATCACGCCGATGTGGTCCACGCCCTCGCGCTCAAACTCGCTCACCGCTTGGTCGATCAGGGCGATCCTTGGCACCGTGAACAAGACCCGCTTGCCCTTGGCTAGGGCACTCTCGATGATCTTCGCCGTGGTCAGGGTCTTCCCAAACCCGGTTGGCGCTTGGAGGATGACCCGCTTAAGGCCCTTGCCAAGGGATTGGCGCAGCCCGTTGATGGCTTCGATCTGGTGTGGGCGCAGTTCTCGTTTCGCAGGCATGAAATCATCAAACATGGCAGGGTCTCCCCCACCATTCAGCCCTCCAATCATCTGGCTTGGGCTCCTCCAGCGCCCGCAAAACAGATTGTGTGCTGTTATTATCTAAACCGTGTGCAAAATTTGCACGCTTTTGCCAGAGCGAAAACGGCTTAAACCCAGAGTAGTATTTCGTTATTTTACTGAGGGTTCCCTGCACCACTTCGGGCAGTTTGTAGCCCAGAAACAAAATCAGCCCTTTGAGGTTCATTTTGTAGCGTGTGGAGGCCCTGCCGCCCTTGCCGTGGGACACAACTTCGAGCGCCCCGGCAGCCCTCATCTCGGCCAGTATCGTGGCCACCGTCCTGATGCTGACGCCTGACATCTTGGCCAGCTTCTTGCGTCCGGGATACATGACGCCCTGAGACTTCTTCGAGAACCAGATGTTGAGGATGGACAGCGTAACGTCCCGGACGTTCTTGCTCACCTTAGCCCGCCGCACCGCGCCGCGCATGAATTGTCTGTGAGCGTGTTCGCTCGTGTCCTGAAACGTATTGCCGTTCCGGATAAAATTGATTATGTGTTCTTCAAGCATGGCCGCGCCTTTCCAGATTGGCGGTTATGTTATGGGCCGGTTGAGAGCGTCTAACTCTCCCGGCCCGCCCACCTTCACCGAAACTTCTTGGTTTGGCAAGCGTCAAGTTGAAAGCTGGTCACGCAGCCCTCCGAAGATCATACAGCGCATCTTCCACCGCAATCCAGTTAGCCTTCCGCCAGAGGCTTATGGCTGCATCGCTGACACCCTCGATGCGCGCAACGGACCTGAGTGTTCGCAGCCCAAGGGCGCACTCAGCGAGGAGCCTGGCCCTTTTGTCGGCGGCTTCGTCAGGCATCGAGGAAGCCCGCTTTGCAGCGTTTAGCTGGTCGAGGATGTCGTAATGGCAATTCCGGGTCAGCCACAGGTGCGCGCCTGCTTTGGTCAGTCCGCAGCGGCGGGCAAATTCTGATCCGGTGACGCCCTCGTGGGCGCATTGGCGGGCAAGGTTTAGCCGTTGCTGGCGTTCTAGATCAGACAGGCGCTGGCCGTTTTTGCGGGTCATCTGCCCCACCCTAGCACGTCAGCCCTAGCCTTGCCTTTGTCGGTCGCAAAATACACCTGCTGTTCCGTGCCGTAGGGTCCAAGGCGCTCGCCAGAGACGATTAGGATATTGCCATCCACCATGTCCTTCAGGCGGGCACAGCAAGAGCTTTCCTTAATGCCGGTGCGGGTAATCACCTGAGCGCGCGTAAGGCCGTCAGGCGCGGCGCAAATGGCTTTCAGGATGGTATCGCATTGAGGGGTCGTCCAATTGGCGGCGCGGATCGCAGCGCGCTTTTGTGTGGCGGGACCGTTGCGGCGGGCTTTGGGGACGGGTTGCCAGTCTAGCAAAGAGGGCTGTTCAGACATGGGTGGTCTCCATTGCATCCACCATCTTGATCCTGCGGCCGATCCAGCGCATTGCGTTGACCGCCATGCTATTGCCCAACGCCTTGTAGCGAGGGCCGTCAGGGGCATCGTTTTTGTTGCGGTAGGGAATGTTCGTGTAGCCGTCAGGGAAGCCTTGCAGGCGCTCGCACTCAGTCGGGGTGAGGCGGCGGACACGCCAGCCGATAGAAACCACGCAATCTTGCCCACGAGTTTCGCCAGCGCGCTCAAACCCTCGCCCACTTGCTGGCAAGCAAGGCGCTACTTCCACCACCGCCGACCCATTCAGAATGTCCGACACCTCATTGCGAGCGCCATTGTGCGCCGTGATCGAGTTGGAATAGTCCGGCACGAACAAGCCGCCGCCGGACAAGGCGTTCTGGTTTTCCAGCCCCATCTTGTCCGCATAGGCAGCGTTCAGGGTTGGCGAGACGAGGGCGGGCCAGCGACCATTTCCAGGCCCATCTTTAGCGCGCTCGGCAGCTCCTTGCCCCGCTTGCCTGCGCGGCGCAGAATTCCCTGACAGGCTTTCGCGCTCAAATAATACCGCTGCGGCACGGCGCCAGTCTCCAAGATGTCCGACAACGAACACACGCCGTCGTCTTTGAGGGACAGCCCGTCCAAACCCGTCCACTCGCACGTATTGAGCGTCAAGCACTCGGTAGGCGAACCCATACCCGAGTTCGACCAAGCCCCCGAGTATGGCACCAAAGTCCCGTCCTTCAGCCGACGACAGGACGCCGGGGACGTTCTCCCATACCAGCCATCGGGGGCGCAGGCGGTCAGCCAGCCTAAGATATTCGAGTGCCAGGTTGCCACGGTCGTCGCCCAACCCACCGCGCAGACCGGCAATGGAGAAAGACTGGCAAGGTGTTCCTCCGACCAAAAGGTCGATTGGCTCGTATTGGTCTTTGCGGATCGTCGTGAAGTCGCCATGCAACGGAACCTTTGGATAATGATGGGAAAGGACGGCGCGCGGGAACGCCTCGATTTCGGACAGGAACGAAGCGCGCCAGCCAAGCGGATGCCAAGCGACTGAAGCTGCTTCGATACCAGAGCAGACCGATCCGTATTTCATGCTCTCCACACCCCCACCGCCATCAGGATCAGGCACCAAAGCGCGATTGAAACGGGCATTGCCCAGATGATTCCTGTGCAGCCGGATCGGCGGTTCATGCGTCTACTCCTAGTAATGTAGCGGCGCGGACTTTGCCGCCTGTTGCCGCCTGGATACGCAGCGCCGTGCCTTTGCGCGTGCCGCCTCCGTCAAGCAGCCGATAAAGCTGGCTAAGGGAAATTCCGAACTCTGTAGCGATGGCGGACAGATGCCGACCGTCGCGCTCGCACCATTGTTGTAAGGTCATGTGTTTCATGGCGCAGACGATAGCATGGATAATTTTCGCGGCAAGTGCAAAAATGCGGGTTGACGTGTTTCGCGCGGCGTGCGAACAATTGGGCGTCAACAAGGAGGACACCCTATGACTGAACACGAATACAACAAAGCCTGCGCCGAGCGCGAACGAGACGACCGCTGGGCCGCAGAGGCTTGCAATGACCTGCTGTCTGCAACGCAGGCAAATGTGCTGCGCCTTGCAATGGATTGTATGCCGGAAGCCGCTGTGTTTCTCGCCGAGACGGTCTTTGAACAATATGGCTGGCCTGATGCTGCGTTAGACCCGACATGGCTTGACGCAACAGGCCGGGTCACATGGTCCTGCTACAGCTCTTACAATGCCATCTGGCAGGCTGAAATCCGCAACGCTAGGGGTGCAGCATGACCGAACGTCAGGTTATCGAAGAATTTGCGGCGGCACTTGACCAGCTTCTTGCCACGATGGAAGTGCCAACCATCAATCAGGTGCACGTCACGCATGCCATTGCCGATTTGTTAGAGCGCTGGGACTGGGACGGCGAGGACAGCCTTGGAACCGCCTTGATGCGGAACCTGCCAATGTCGGCGCGCTACTGATGCAGATCGAACACCCCCACGAGCGCGCTCGCCTGCAAGCCCTGCTGGACGAGATCGAAAACGGCCAGCGCCGCAGGATGCTTGCGGCATGGCAGGAAATACGCGCCGAACGACTGGCGCGCGAGGAACGGATAATGGCTGCTGTGCGGCCGAAGGAGACGGACAATGGCTGAGAAACACAAACCGACCGGGTTGGATCTGCTGCGCGAGCCGTTCCCGGAAAACCTCATTTCCAAACTGCCGAAGCCGACCAAGGCGCAGACTGACGCGCTGAAGGAAAACTTCAAGTCCGGCATTCGCTGCACCGTCTGCGGCGGCTGGCATCACAAGGATGTGGTGCACCTGGATTACGTTGGCCATGCCGCCCTGACGCATCGTCTGCTTGACGCTGACCCGGCATGGTTTTGGGAGCCTGCTGCCCTGACTGATGGGCTTCCGGCGTTCGACAAGAGCGGGGGGCTTTGGATCAAGCTGACCGTGTGCGGCGTGACGCGCCTTGGCTACGGGCACGCTGCAAGCAAGCCGAACATGGACCCCGGCGCCCGCGAAAAGGAAGTCATTGGAGACGCCCTGCGCAACGCCGCCATGCGGTTCGGTGCGGCTCTGGACCTCTGGCACAAGGGCGACCTTCACGGGCCTGACGATGCCGCTGGCGAAGACGGGGAGCCCGAGACCGCCGCGCCTGCCCAGCCTGCCACAAAGGCCAACAGCCGCGAACTGTTCACGACACTGATGACCGGCCTGCGGGCTTGCAAGTCAAGCCGCGAACTGAAGCAGTGGGGAGCCGCGTTCTCTGACGACATCAAGAAAATGGACGCCAGCTTCCAGAAGGAACTGAAGGCCGAATACAAGGCCGAACTTGAAGCCCACAAAGATCACGAGGAAATGGAAAATGCTGACCAATAACCCGCCCTCCGCCGCTGAACTGTTTGCGGATGAAATCGACAGCCTGAAGGCTCGCATTGCGGCTTTCCCGCCAATCACAGAGGCCAACGCCGGAGACGCCCGCGACCTGATCGGGCTGGCAAAGAAGCTGGCCAAAGACATCGACGCCAAGCGCGACGAGGAAAAGCGCCCGCACCTTGAGGCAGGCCGGACAATCGACGCCACGTTCAAGCCGCTGGTGGACGCCGCCAACGCTGCGCCGGCGCCGCTGTCGAACGCCCTGCTTGCCTACGTCAACGAACAGAAGCGCCTTGCCGCCGAAGCCGCTGAAAAGGCCCGCCGCATGGCCGAGGAGGAAGCCCGGCGCGCGGCCGAGCTGGCAGACGATCCGATCCTGGGGGAAGACGTTGCCGACGCCGCCAAGCTGGCGCAGCAGAAGTCCGAGGTTGCCGCCGCATCGGTAAAGACCGCTGCGACTGTGAAGGGCTCTGAAGGCTTCCGGGCGGCTGGCGTGCGCGTGTCGTATCGGGCCAAGGTCACAGACCCGCTCAAGATGGTGGAATACTTTGCCAAGCATCCGGACGTGCAAGCCGCTGCCGAGAAGGCCGCAAACGCTCTGATACGCAGCCAGAAAGGCGCAATCAGCATTCCGGGCGTTGAAGTTGAGACCGTGGAAAGCCTCGTCTGATGGACCGTCACACGTTCCGCATCACCAGCCGGGGGCAGCTTATCACCGCGTTTAAACACGCGGACAAGCAGGCGTTTCCGTTCATTGTGGAGGTGCGGGACGTGACGCGAACCGACGAGCAAAACCGCATGATGTGGCCGATGCTGGCGGCATTTGCTGAACAGGCAAAGCTGTCTGGCCGGTCACTGACGAAAGAGCAATGGAAAGCAGTGTTTCTGCAAGCCCTTGGGCATCCGCAGGACATGCTTCCCGCACTGGACGAAAGCACATGGTTCGCCGCTGGCCTCCGGTCGAGCA